AAAGTTATTCACATACTCACCCATTAGCTCGCTTCTGCTCTGGTTTTGAAAACAGGTTTGACGGCTACGGATTTGCAATAGATTACCGAATAGCTATTGAGGTTTCCAGAGGAGTAGAAAAATTGTATTACAATCAGGTTGCCGCTGACCTGACATACAGAAGAGGATGCCTTCATGTAAAAGATAATGAAACAGCTATACATTATTCGGATAAAGCCATCGAAACGCTTGAAAATATAATATCGTCAATGAAGAATATGGTTTTCTCAATCTCCGGATTTTTCTCGGATGTTGAAAGGCTTAAAATATCTCTCGAAACGGGTAATTTAAAAATGTTGAATTAGTTCAACCAGGAAAGAAGTTGAACGGATGGCCACCGATAAAAGGCCATACCCGGGGAAGTAAAGTTTATCTGAAAGAGGATTTACAATTTGGTCTTGGAGGTTCGAATCCTCCCTTCTCCACACAACTAAAATTACAATCATGGAAGTAACTCAATCAGCCAAAACAGGCATTAAAAAAGAATCTCGCTTTAATATTATCGGCCTGACCACTGCCGAAATGGAGATCATTCAACTTGGTATTGTCAATACCCGGGAAGAGCTTTCAGGACTTGAATCATGCGAAGATCAGGTTTCGCTTTGCAATGATTTATATCTGAAGATTGACGAACAGCTCATCATTTCAAAGTCATGACAGATACCCACCTTAAAATAGAGATTGACGGTGAGCGTGGCTCTGTAACTTACGAAGGCGACACTTTAAAGCTTGCCAAGGCAATTATCAAAATCGCCAAAGAAGATGATGAATTCGCCGTTGCACTAAATGTCGGTATGATGTTGCTCCGCGATAACATGAAAGCCATTGAGGTGAAAAAGCAGTTAATAAGTTTCATAAACCTAAATAAATAGAGTATGACTAAGAAATTACAGGATGCAATCAACGCTTTGAAAGAGATTGCAAAAGAGGAGTTATCAACCAACACAACAAGTGTTAAGATATTCATCAATTGTCAAGGTGTTTCATTTAAAGTTCAAGAAAGAACAGCTGAAGAACTTAAAAGAGATGGCATTTCTATGAGAAATATTCAGGGTGACTTCATCCATTAAAAGTAAACATGGAACTGATCATTACACCACCACAACAGATTGCTGACGAGCTTATGGCAATGGATAGCTTTCTGAACATTATCTGCTCAGAAGATGCCGCTGAAGCTACCGAGCGCGGAAACGATCTGGCCGTTCACATTGCCCGATCAGGTAAGCTGCTGGCCGATGCCAAATACTGGCTAAACGAGAAAAAGAAGTCGGAGATATTCGATATGCTTACCAAAGTTGGCAAAGCTGCCGGCGCCACCAGTACCGTAATAAATGAACTTACCAAAAGCCTTTGCAAGGAAGAACAATACCTGGTTGATTGGGCCGACCGGAATAACCGGACAGCAACTCACCAGCTCGAATGGTGCCGGACACTCATCAGCAAGGCAAAAGCTGAAATGCAAATCGCAGGATGGAATAGAGGTTAATCACTTAATATTTATTGTATGACCGTCAAAAACGACATCGTAAAAGCGTCGGTTAAAAACGACCGGCTTGAGGTGACTTTCAAGGAAAGATTCACTGAAGAAAACTACTCGAACGAAGTGAGTAAAAAGTGCTCACAAATCGTTCATGCTGACTTGAAGAAGGCGCTCGAACGCCTGAAAGTACATCTGGTTGCAATTTGTGATCAGAAAGAGGCTAACGAAGTGCTGGAAGACCTGACCAACTACTCGGTTGAAAACCTGAGTCAATATCTGGTTACCGGATATTCTGTCGGTGGATCGGACGAAGATCAGGGTGTGACCATCATTGGCCAGAAGCTGCTCGAATCGGGAAAAGTACTCAATCTCATTGCGCCGTTCACCAAATACGAAGATGTGGATGCTTACGAGTATGCAACCGACCTGTGCAGCGACATTGTGGCTTGCGATCACGAGGTTACTCAGTACCTGTTCAACGGCAAATGGGGAATCAAGCAACAGGAAATTGACTTTGATTCGCCTGAGGAGAATCTGGAAGACTTCGAACAGCAACCTGAATTTGAAGGAGTAACCATGTCTGTATCAGGTGACGGTGAAAACTTCAAAGAAGTAAACATGGGTAAACTTCGCAAACTGGCCGAAACTGCCTAAAAAACTTCAGCAATGGAAATCATTCAGCATCAATCAGGCGATTTAACCGTTTCGTTTAAGTTCAGGCCGGTACTCCACAATCTGATCAAAACAATTCCCGGAAGACGCTTTGACCCTGTTTCTAAGTCATGGTCAATTCCAAAGGAATCACGGTCACATCTGGAGCACATCACTCAGGCTGTTTCAAGAATTGAATCGGTTAAGTGGCTTGATGGTGCTGTTGAAAACACCAACGATAAGCTTTTTATCCCTCCAATGCCAGATCTTACGGTACCTCACGGACTTTTGCGCGAACCGAAACCATTTCAGGAAAATGGAATTGCTGCAGGATTGATATTTAAACGGTTTATGAATGGGGACGATCCGGGTCTTGGTAAAAGTTTTGAATCAATTGGGACGCTTCACATTGCCGAAACACTATACCAAAGCGCTTTCCCATGTTTGGTTATTTGCCCGAGTTCAGTAAAATACCACTGGCAGCGTGAATGGTCAAAGTTCACCGGAAGAAAAGCAATGGTTCTGACAGATGAGATCCTGGACAGCTGGCCATATTTTGCCAAGAATGGACACGATGTTTTCATTGTAAATTACGAATCGCTCCGGAAGTACTTTGTACTGACAATTAGAACTCCCCCCGGGAAGCCGATGTTGTTTCAACACATCATTTTCAAACAAACGATTGACATTTTCAAATCGGTTATTATTGATGAGTCGCATCGCTGTGGAGATTTTGGAACACAGCAAACGAAGTTCGTTTTGGGAATTGCCAACGGCATAGCAGCAAAAAAGGAATGGAAGATCACCCTTACCGGAACCCCTATTGTAAATAACCACGAAGGATTAATCCCACAGCTTAAAATTATGGGCCGAATCAATGATTTTGGCGGCGAAAGGTTCTTCCGCGACTATTATTGCTCCGGGCCGAATAAAGCGTCAAACGGGCGTGAATTACGGGCCAAACTGTGGCAAACGTGTTTCTTCCGTAGGACAAAGGCAGAAGTAAAGAAAGATCTTCCACCGATCACCCGCGAAATTATTGAGTGCGACATTTCGAATAGGAAAGAATATAACCTGGCTCAGCTCGATTTGAAAACTTACCTGAAGCAATACCGCACGGAAACCGACAGCAAAAAGAAGCAACAGATGAAAGGCGCTGCGTTCATTAAAATGAACCTGCTGTCGCAACTGACTGCAGTCGGGAAGCTAAAGGCCATTATCGACCATACTAAAGACTTTCAGCAGTCGGGAAAAAAGCAGGTTATTTACTGCGAGCTGCACGCGATTGTCGATCAACTTAGAAAATTCTTCCCGAAAGCTGTCTGCATTACCGGGCGCCAGACTGCCGAAGAAAAACAACGGGCCATAGATTTATTCAGCCGGAATGCAAATGTGACGCTGGCCATTATATCGGCTGCTGCCGGAACCGGAACCGATGGATTGCAAAACCAATGTTCTGAAATTGATTTTGTAGAGCATCCCTGGCACGATGCCGGATGTGTTCAGATTGAAAGTCGCCTAGATCGTACCGGACAGAAAGAACCGGTTACAGCTCGTTACTGGCAAGGAATAAACACGGTTGACGAGAAGAAATGGACAATCGTTCAGACGAAAAAGAAGATTTCTGACACGGTGATGGGAACTGGCGACGCTGACGATTACAACGAAAATATTGTGGATATGATGGCCGATTTATTTAACGAAGATGAATAGCATTTACGAATTCCTTGATATGGTCGCTAAGATGCGATACAGTCAGAAAAAGCTTGCTGAAAGCCTTGATCCGATCAACCGTAGCGAAGCCCGAAAAGCTGAAAAAGAAGTAGATCAATGGCTGGCCGAAAACGGAATTAAACTACAAACCAAAGAAAAAACCAAACTACCAACATTATTCTCATGACAACCAAAAATTTTAACGGAAAAGCAATTTATAATCCTTCTGGCAAAGCTGGAGAATACAGCTACTGGGCAGCAAATTTACATGTTGGCTGTTCGAACGGTTGTACTTACTGCTATTGCAAAAAAGGTATTCTGGCTGGCGCTATGGGGCAAGACAAACCGCAGCTGAAGAAGTGTTTTAAGGATGAAAAGCACGCCAGAGCTATTTTTCTAAAAGAATTTACAGAGAATTTGGACGAACTTAAAAAGCATGGTCTTTTCTACAGTTTTACCACTGATCCAATGCTTAAAGAAACAATAGATCTGACACTTGGTACTGCAATGCAGTGTGTAATCAATGATGTTCCGGTTAAAATATTAACAAAGTGTACTGAGTGGGTGGATTCTTTTTTGATGGATTGGTATTACAACGAATTCAGGCCAAATTTTAACCCTGGTATGTTTGCTTTCGGCTTCACCCTTACCGGACACGACGAACTTGAACCGAACGCCAGCACCAACGCTGAACGAATCGAGGCAATGAAGAAGCTGCACGATGCAGGATTCAAGACGTTTGCCAGCATTGAACCTATCATTGACATAAAGTCATCTCAGAATATGATTTTATTGAGCTCACCGTTTTGCGATCTGTTTAAAATTGGAGTTAAATCTGGAAAGAAATATGACAGAAAGGAACTCAAAATATTTATTTCAGAAACAAATTATCTCGTATCTGAAAAGAAAATTTACTTCAAAGATTCGCTTCTAAAAGCTGCCGGAATTTCCCGCGATAGTCTTCCGAAAAACTGCGTCACCCGAGATTTTAACATCTTCAAAAGTTAAAAATGAGTACTGAAAGACAACGAATGCTGGCCGCTCGAAAAGAGTTTAAAAAGCCTGTTACCAAGTTTGAGCAAATCGATCTGACGAAAGCCCCATTTATTCCGAAAGGAATGACCAGAGCCTTCAGGAATACCAGATACACGGTAATGGTTTATGACAATGAACCCACTACCAAAGGAACAGCAACGAAAGTAATGGTTCAGAAGTACGACGATACGCCAATCTTAAGGCACTGGTCTGAAATGCAAAAGATCAAAAATGAAATCTTCGGAGAAGAAACAACTGCCGTTGAATACTATCCGGCCCAAAGCAAGCTGATTGATGTTCACAACATTTACTGGTTCTGGATATTCCCGAACGATCAATTACCAATTCCTATTTTATAAATCAAAACCTAAGTAATTAGTATGAAAACAATAGAAGAAGCTGCAACCGAAAGCATATCAAAGATTCGTGTCAACAAAGCAAATCTTGACTACATTTCTTCAACTGGCAGAATTAACGGTTCATTGTACGTCGATTTAATGGCACTATCAAAACAAATGGTTGAATTTGCTCAACGCTGGATTCCTGTTGAAGAAGAATTGCCAGAAGTTCTACCAATATCAAAAAATGGAGTAATAGACAATAAAGACCTGTTATTGTTAAAATTTAAACCATATGAATCATTTGAATTTGGAGTTTTAAGAGAATCAAAGAATAAAAAGTATTGGGAAATTCCAGATGTTGGGAATTTCACTGTTGAAGATGTTACTCATTGGCGACAAATCGAATTAAAGTAAACACCAATGAAACTTTTCGACAACTTCAAAATATCAGTCCTTTCATGGCTGCTCCACTACGGTAACCAGAACGGAAAGGATCAATACTTCTACAAGGTAAAGAACCGGCTGCTGGCTAAGTACGGAAAGCATATATGCTATGAAGTACAGTTCATTGAAGGCAAGAAATGCCGATCATGTGACGGTACCGGAATTTACAAGGGTTACAACTGGCAATACGGCTGGTTCAGGAATCCATGTTACAACTGTTACAATGGCTGGTACAAGCGTCCGGAGTGGAATATCCTTGCCTTGATTAGCTTCGGAAAGTACGAATTCCATCAGCCATTCATGAGGGTTTATGATGATCCTCAAAGCAAGTGCAAAACCTTTGATGGATATGTCGAACGTCACCCGACAAACTTAAGCCGTATAGCTGCTTTCATCCTTCTTCTGGTATTCGAGAAAGGCTATCTAAAGCGATTCTACCGGGAATCAGGAAACGGCTGGCGTTTGTACTGGTGGTTACCTCGAAACTGGGTTAATAACATCATTTACCTGATAAAGCATGGCCGAAAATCATATCCATTTCATCACAAAGGAGTGCTACGCCAGCGAATTGAAAGGCGATTTTTCCCGAAGCCAAAGCCTGTATTTTACCCGAGTATCAACGACGAAGATGAATTACCATTTTAAACCTGAGATATGAAACAAATAGATGAGATTTACAAAGATTGGTGTGGAGAATCACACTTAATAAATTCTGGACATCCTGTTCACGATAGTGCTGAAGCATGTGATTTTGCAGAGTACTACCATAACGTAATGAAAGAATTTGAAAATGATACATACGGTAAGATAATGACAATTGGTGCTGGAGACTTTGAGCAAAAGATTCATATTGAAACTATCAAGCAACTTGTTAGAGATCAAAAAAACGTAGTTTTTATTACGGGACATAATTTACCTCCGGCAGATATTTTAGTTGATATAGTTAAAGGCGCAAGAGAAAAACATCCCGAACTTTTTGATAGTGAAAAACTATACGAAAAACCAATGAAAATACACCAATATAGAGCACCTGCCGAAATTCCTGAAATAGTTTACCAAAAAGACAATGATAAAAAAGGCCATCAGCGTCCCTATAAATTTCACAGATAACCAACAATCATGAGCAAAGAAACTGCCGGATATGTAGTCGAAACGAAAGACGGCAAACGAGGCCGAACGTTCCACAACAAAGGATTGGTAAACGAAAAAGTTCCTGTTTATCTGGAAACAGACAAACAATTTATCTACTCAACGTCAGCAATACTTTGCGATCAGAATACACTGACAATTAAAGGATTTATTGATTAAAACCAAAAACCATAACAATGAAAGTATTCAAATTTAACTCAGGAGATCTTCATTATGCCTATTCAGGCGAGACAGAAGATGAAGCCAAAGAACAGCTTTTTGAAGACTTTGGAGAAATGACCGTTGATTCAGTTGAAGAGATTCCGGAATCAAAATGGGATGAAAAGATAATTAACATCTGGGAAGATAACGACTTCGAAAAAGAACCTTATCAAGTTTCCATCAGGGAAATAATAAGCAACTCGCCTACTCTTATTTTCACAAACGACATGTCTGACTTTTAATTCCCAAAATAATGAATAAAGAACAGAAAGCCAAAGAACTGATTGCTCAGTTCGGGCCCAACGCGAAGTATGTCGTTTGCGAGATTGTAGAAGCCTTGAAGATCACAACCGGACATTTAACAATCAACCGGTTACTTGAGCGCCAGGAGCTTCAAATGGACTTCCAATACTGGAAAGAAGTGAAAGAAATAATCGAAAAGGTTCAGTCCACCCCTTCTAAATCGTGCGTTGAAACCTGCGAGAAATGGCAAACGCTGGCCAAGCAGAAAATCAACCTTGAGAAACAGGTTGAAAAACTCGAACAGCAGCTCATTGATGCTGGTGTAAAAAAGCCAGCTATAAGAATTGATTTATCACATAACGCTTAAACTATGAAGCTTATCTATAAATTATCAATCACTTTAATTGTTTTTGGGCTCCTATTCTGGTTCTCAGAAACAATTTACTTCCAGATCATCTACGGATGGCATTTTGAACCCATAAACAAAGCTGAGCAAATATGTGATTCAATATCCGTTGCCAGTTGGAATTTTGGATTTACAATATTCTTTGCCCGACTTATTTGGGATCTTGTCAAACACCTTGAAAAAATCGTACAATGAAAACAATCACCGTCAAACAGCCCTGGGCTTCGCTAATGTTTATCAACAACGGATATGAGCCAAAAAATATTGAAAATAGAACTTGGCCAACAAAATATAGAGGCAAAGTTCTTATTCATGCCGGAGCCAAAATATTAAGGCCACAGCAATGCAATTTTACTGATGATCAAAACGACAATATTCGCGGAGATATGAGGTATCGACTTTTACACAGCGATTTTCCAACTTCAGCAATCATCGGCTCAGTCGAAATAGTTGACTGCGTTATCAATCATGAATCTATTTGGGCCGAAAAGTCTGATTCTAGACTTGATCAAGCAAAGAAGTGGATTGATAAGCCAATTTATAATTGGGTTCTTGCCAATCCTGTTCTGTTTGCAAAACCAATACCGGCAAAAGGAAAACTGAGCTTTTGGGATTATCCTATTGAAGTCTGCCACATTTGCGGCCAGCCAGCCGAATATGAATGCAAAATCTGTGGTGAATTTCATTGCGAAAAGTGTCAGGCTAAATACGATCAGTTTACACAGATTGATTTTGATTGCTGTTCACAGTGTGCTGATAGTAGGACATTATGACCAAAGAAATATTTTAACCTTGAAAAGATCGAAAACCCAACAAAGTAATGGATAATCTATTTGGCATACAAAAAATATCAGTCGGTGAATGTCAGGATCTGACAATACTTTCACTTAAAGCCTACGCATACAGCCATAAGCATTGGGTAATTGCTTGGTCTGGAGGTAAGGATTCAACCGCTACAATGACGTTGGTTATTTACCTGATTTTATCCGGACAAATTCCACAGCCTGAAACTTTGACGGTGATGTATGCCGACACTCGCATGGAGCTTCCACCACTCGCGTTATCCGCTGACAGATTATTGAAGCAAATAAACGATTTGAATTTGCCGTGGTTGAAAACTCAGGTTGTTCAAACAGACATAGATCACCGGTTCTTTGTGTACATGCTTGGTCGCGGTGTTCCACCACCTAGCAATACGATGCGCTGGTGTACTGATCAGATCAAGATATGGCCTATGCAGGAAGCAATCTCCAGAGAATTTGAAACACGCTCAGAAAAGGTTTTGACAATCACCGGCGTCCGGATGGGAGAAAGCGCAATACGTGACGGACGTTTGACAATGGCCTGTACAAAGAACGGCGCCGAGTGCGGTCAGGGTTGGTATATGAATATGCTGGATAATAAAGTGACCGCTACCATTGCCCCGATAATTCACTGGAGAGTTTGCAACGTTTGGGATTGGTTGATGTATTTCGCTCCTCAAAAGAAATACGGAGGCTGGGACACACGAATGCTTGCTCAGGCTTATGGAGGTGACAAAGCCAATGAGATTAATGCCAGAACTGGCTGTAATGGCTGTCCACTCGTTGATCACGACACGGCGCTTGACTCCGTTCTGAAATTGTATCCGGAAGATTGGTCTTACATCGAACCAATTAAGGAGCTACGCCCAATCTATCGCGAAATGAGATCATTTGAGCATAGACTCAGAAAACACGGTGAAACGAACAACGACGGCAAACTTTCGAAGAATCCTTTTCGTGTTGGTCCGCTTACCATGGAGGCCAGAAAATATTTTACTGAACGCATTTTAGAGGTTCAGACAAAAATTAACCTAATGGCTATTGATCAAGGTAAGCAGCCAATTGATTTTCTTAATCAAGAAGAATTGGAACGCATCCAATGGCATTGGGATAACAATATCTGGCCTCAGAAATGGGATGGAACAGAGCCGTTGGCAACTGTTCAATTTCAGCAAATATTTCACGACGGATCAAAACAATTCAATCTCTTTTAACATGACCGAACGCGATATTCTTGAACGACTCAAAAGCCGGTACGATCACATTTACGTGCTCACAAACTCATTCATTTTCGGATGGGAGTCGGATTACTTCGGCATAACCAAAGGCACCGGATATGCCTACGAAATTGAGGTTAAAATATCAAAGTCCGACTTCCGGGCCGACTTCAAGAATAAAACGGAGAAACACAGGTGTTTGAGTATGGCCGATCGGGAGATAATCACAATCCCAAAACAGGAAGCAACTAAATACGGCCCGACAGGTGAAAAAGAAGAATCAACCGATCGACTTGGTAATAAGCGATACCGAGATACATACGATAATATTCCACAGGGTTATTGTCCGCTGGTTATCCGGAAAAACTTCATTCCAAACCGGTTCTTTTATGCCGTTCCTGCCGAATTGGTTGACAGCATCCGCGATATACTCCCGAAGTATGCCGGACTGATTTCAATTGATGGTTACAATGTCATTGAAGTTAAGCCAGCGCCAATACTTCACAAACGGATGCTACTGCCAGAACTGGCTCCTATCCTACTCGATAAGTTCTACTATGGGTACCTGAATAAAAAGAGTGAATTAGCTCAAGCTAAGCGCGATCTGGAGGTTGATAAATACTACTACGAGCCTGAGACATTCCAGGAAAAAGTAACAACAATGCAGCTAACTATATTTGATTGAGTATGCGACACATTAGAGAGATAGAAAACCTTCCGGTAAATCAACTCACCGATGAAGAGATACTGAAAGCTACCATGAAGCGACTTAAAACCAAATCAATCATGTTAGTTTATGATGATGAAGAAAATAACAAATGGGTTTTTCTAGGCCGATATAAAAAGGGCGGATTACTGATGATGAAAAGACTTAGAGAAGCCTGGGAAGAAAAGTTCGGTAAATTCAAAAAGATGGAGGAAGAAGAATGAAAACAAAAATCTATGTTGTCAGTGAAACAATGGATGAAAGCCAAATTGTTTCAGGTGTTTTGTTGAAAGCAATTCACGATCAAAAACTTGATGCTGAAATAGTATCGGTTACAACCAATCAGTTTATTAATGAACAATCGGTTGTTTGTGTACCTTATGGTGGCTATGCAGAAGCCGCATCTGGTCATGCTTCTGCTCCTGTAGTTGCTGCTCAGGCAACAGTAATTACAGTTATTAATGATCCTATTTCAAGGCCAATACATGTTGGAACTGGCGAAACTGTAACAATTTCTCTTTAATTAAAAATATGAACTTCCCAACTCCCACCTGCATAAAATGTAACAAGCCTACCAGGTCCGTTCTGGATACTCCTGACGGTCCAGTTTGCTTTACCTGCTATTCAGAGAGCAACGATCCACTCAAGGCAAAGCGCGTTCTCTCGCATGAGGAAGATGACATTCAGGCTGACTTCTTTGAAAAAGTAAAACTGTTCTTCCCGGGCATTCCTGACAAGTTGCTTTTTGCTGTGCCGAATGGCGGCAACCGCGATAAACGCGAAGCTGCCCGATTGAAACGGCAAGGTGTAAGATCAGGAGTTTCTGATGTCATTCTACTCATCCCAAAAAAGGGGTTTGCAAGCCTATGCATGGAGTTTAAGACTGAAAAGGGAAAACAGTCCGATGAGCAGCGAGAATTCCAACGACAGGCCGAAATGTGCGGTTCTAAATACGTTGTTGTCCGTAGCGTTGTATCGGCAATCGAAACCGTAAAAGAATACCTGAAATGAGAAGATTTACACCCGAAGATGACCAATACATCCGAGATAATTACATGACTCAGTTTCTCCGCGAAATTGGCGAACATTTGGGCCGTACTGAAGGAACCGTCTGCCAGCGCATGAAAGTTCTTGGGTTGGCTCTTCCCGAAAATATCAAGACTGAAAGACTTCAAAAAACGTTTCAACAGCTGACTGATAGTGGAAAAACTCATCGATTTCAAAAAGGATTGATACCTCACAATAAGGGCAAAAAAATGGATCCTGAAGTATACGAACGCTGTAAAGGCACGATGTTCAAACCTGGGCAGCTCCCTAAAAATTGCGTTCACTTCGGGAAACCTTATCTGCATACAAGAATAAAGAAAGATGGTTACATCGAGCGAACATGGTTTATTCAGGAAGGTACAAACAAACGTTCTGCTTATCTGGCTTATCTATGCCGGCAAAACAATATTGATCTCACCGGGAAAAAGCCAATACTTAGGGATGGTTTTGATCATTCCAGGACACCAACTATTGATGACATCATGATCGTAACCAATGCCGAAAATATGCAAAGGAACACAGTTCACCGCTACCCGAAAGAAGTGGTTCGCCTGTGCCAATTAAAAGGAGCGTTACAACGTCAAATCAATAAACTACAAACAAATGAATAACAACAGTGGAATTACCTTAGTCGATGTCCGGACTGAAGCTCTGGACACAATAAAACAGTTAAAAAATGGTTCGATAGACATATCGAAAGCAAACGCCGTTAAAGGCCTGCTGGATACAATCGTTAGCGTGGCCAAAACACAGGTTGAGTTCCTGAAGGTACTACCCGATGGAGTTAAAAAGCAGATGAGTGAAAATGATGTCAAAGCCATTGCCGGAACGCTGGTCGATCGCGATGCTGACCTTGACAAATCGCTGCACGAATGTTCGGTAAGCCAAAGCAAAGGATATCAGTCAAATTGATTAACTTTAACAAAAAAATCAGTTATGAAACTCAGCGCAAAAATCAGCAATTTAAGAAGAGAATTATTCAACGAATATCACTTCGATGAAAGATTTCAACAACAGTTTACGGAAATATACGAAATGGCATCTGAACTCGAAAAATCTGCCAACAAAATTGTCGATATGACTGAAATAAACAGGTATATCGGCGAGCAATACGGATCCGGAGTTGAGACTAAAATGGAAGGTGGAAAGTTAGCTTGTAAATTTTTTGTTGATGGGAATGAAGTTATCTTCTATCCTTGGGCAGAAATGACTCTCGATTCATTCAAAAAATATGTAAAAAGTGTTTTGGATATCCGGAATGGAATTTCAGATGAATCTTAAAACTACAATTTCAGCCGAAAATTATATACAACAATTGATCGAAATTATATACAAAAAGCCCGGACACATCGCCCGGGCTTTTTACTAACTAACTAAACCAATAAAAATCTAAACCACATCTTCAATTGGTTCCTGCATACAGAGTATTCGAATCAAACCGTACTCAGGCCAAACTTTATTTTTTGAAATACATCTCATCGACAATAGCGGAGGATGATTGAATTTATTCAAATGCTTGGTGTAAATACTTTCTAAATTAGCCGCTTTCGGAGGACTGATTATCGTGTACCTATCCATCTTTAAGTCTCCGTTACTTTCCATTAAAACGGCCTTCACATCAATTTGGTTATAACACCCAACGAGATATTCACCTCCTTTCTCCTGCACAGGCACCATAACGGCACAAACAGGCGCAATGGGTGATTGATCATCAACAAACGAGATTCGATCTGATGTAGCGGCTTTTAACTGCTCTCCAGGAGGCCAGAAAGAAACCATCCCGATCACAAGAATCAATAAAGCAATAAATCCTTTCATACAAGAAAATTTAATTGTTAATACTCTGAGACATTAAAATATACGATTGCCTTTGGTTGCCCTTTACAATCGCTCAAATGTTTTGCCGTTTTCAGTCATAATAAAATATGAAAATTGCTTAGTAGGAGTCCTCGGATAGATGAAAAATATATTACCATGTTCATCACATCTTTGGACACATAGTAGAGCTGAAATATCAGCTTTATTCACATCTGGATATTCCTTTTTCATGATAGAATCGAATTCATCTGAATCGTTTTTCCTGATGACCGAGTAAGAACTTCCAATTTCAAAATTTTCAATTACCTGATTGAAGGGAACGCTTTCATTTTCCCTTGTTTCCTCAATAATTCTTAGCACAAACATGTCTTTATGTATTTATGTATGTCGGTCCGCTTCCGGTGGAACCGATTGACCGTTTATCCTTTATCAGCTCTCGGCCAGCACCACCGGCAGCCGTTATAGCCTTTTTCCTTAATCAGCCTGAGCGCCTTTTCCCTTCCGACATATTCACTTGTCTTTTTCGACATAAACTCATGCTTGCAGTTATGCTGCTTATTACTGAGTTTGTGGATCTCTTTGCTCCTGTGATTAACCCTATAGCCTAAGCCCCAGAAGATGTACCACAATTCCAAGAAAGTTAATGAGTTATCCATGGTTTTTTATTTAGAGATTAGTATTCCTCCTGCTATGCCTATCGGAATGGTAATCCACCATTTTTCGAGTAATGTTTTCCTGTGAACTACCGTAAAACTGTTTCCTGAAACTACTGAAGCTTTCGGATCAGTTAATTTCATATTCAGGATCGTTCCCTTTTTATTGGTGGTAGGAGTGATTTCAATTCCAACCTTATAGATATAATCGAAGTCAATTTTATTCCTGAAAATGGTTCCGTTGCTTACAAACATGAATTTATTGCTCCATGGGGCAAATTTCCGAACGTATGTTGAATCATTTGCCTGAAGCGGGGTAATTGGGTCAATTGGAGTGGAAACATGGCCTGAGGCCTCTAAATCTGCCTGAAGATATCCTATAACATCCTTTAACCTGATATTCTCATCCTTCAGCTTCTTCCGGTCGATACCAAGTTCTTCAAAAGCAGCTTTTACGTTGTCCTTTTCAATCTCAACAGATTTAATCCTGAATTGCAATTGGCCTGATTTTGTTTTATAAACTGAAACCGAATCATTAGCAACCGATAACTGAATATTCGCTATCTGCAATTCATCCTTTGTCTTTTCAAGCTTAAATGCAGCGTATGCCAATGCAGCTAAGACTATGGCAAAAACTATCACAACAGGAATCCAGTACTTTTTCATTTGTCTGCTTTTAAAAGTTCATTTTCAGCGAGCCACATCCGGCAGATACCAGTACCAAATGTGACCAGGTATTCAAAGTAGTTTTCCCTTCGGAAATAACGCCAGTCTATCACTTTCCCCTTCACATTTCCATCGCAAACGTGATAAACTGGCGCATCAATATCGTATGTAGGTGTGATATTCATAGCCTTCCCAGGTATTTGCGTTTCTCATCGCGGCTCATGCAATAGTCTGAAATGATGAACACAGATCGTTTATTCCGGATGAATTTGTAGAATCCACCGCCTTCATATCCTCCCAGATCATGATCAATATTTCCTTCATCGGTAGAGTAGCTGAACTTGCTTTCATCAACAATAAGAAATACGTGGCCAACCCTTCCCTTTGCCTCGATCCATAACCCGCCAACCATAGCCTTTTTTGCCTGAAATGGGACCGCGGATGGTTTATTCCTTTCGTACACCACATTCGACCGGAACCAATCCGGACAGAATGCTGAATGCGGATTCGGGATATTGAATTCATCGTGGCAAATGCTGACGTAAGCCGCGCAGTACGGTGCCTGAACGGTTATTCCAACATTTCGAAGTACCTTTCTAACTACCGGTCCGTCGTTATGGCCTGTGGCTTCTTTTTGTCCGATATAAGTATCAGCATATGCAATAACCTTATCCCGAAGCGGACTGGTTGTCAATTGAGCCGAAACATCGAAAGCGCCCAGGGAAATAACTAATATGGCAGCTAGTGTTTTCACAATGCTACAACTCCAATGACGTAAAGGATCAGGAAAGCAGCTACCCAAAATAAGCTCACCAGTACCTTTTGCCATTCTGTAAGCTTATTTACTCCTCCTTCAGTTTGATTATTCAACTTGTCTTCATCATCTGGCCTGCCATACTTTAACCACAACAATGCAGCTCCCAACCCAATACATGCTACTAAAAGGCCAAAAGGAATCTTCTGAAAGTAGCCAATTGGAAAAGTTTCGGTTCCGAATAGCCCGGATGCGACGTAAAATACGAACCAAACTGCAAGCGCAAGAATGGCGATTAATGTTGAAACTTGCTTTTTCCCCCATTTGAAGAAGTCAGCAAACAGAGCTTTGATTCC